TTAACCGGCGGGTTTATCCGCCTTTTTTGGACGTCCACGTTTTCTGGCCGGTTTCACTTCGGCCTTACGCGGGCGTGGGGTTGTACGAGGTTTTGTTGCCGGGGCAGGCTTAGGTCTCAGGGCGCTTTCCAGTCGCTCAATGTCCTTTTTCACCCCCGCCTGCGGGTCAAGCTGCATCGCCCTGCGGAGCTGCGTCAGCGCCTCAACCTGCTGACCGAGGTCTCGCTGCACCAGACCTATGATTTTGTGCAGTCTGGCCCGCACTTTGTCGGGCATATCTGCCCCTGCGGTCAGCGACTGCGCCGTCAGTAGCAGCCTAATTTCGACCGGATCCCCGGCAGCGTGGGCGCGCATGGCAGACAGGGCAACATCCTCGGCCAGCACGTATGGCGTGGTGCGTTTGTGCAGGGATGGCATGGTGAGGCCGTACTGCAACGCGTAACGCGCAATGTCCAGTGCCCCGGCAATGTCACCGGCATCGAGCTTCCACAGCATGACGGTCATCACGATGTCGTCCTGTGCGCCTTTGCCCTCGGCCAGCACACCGGCGACCCACGGTGCATAGAGCGGCAGCAGCTCGCGTTTTTTGTCGGCCTTGCGCTCGATAGAATGGATAGTTTTTAGCGTGCGTCGGTCGGCGGCCAGCTTGACCAGCATCTGCTCGTAAGCAGAGGCATGGCGCAGCGGATTATCGTCCCGCTGCGCGGCCATCGTGGCCGAGACCCGCATCATGTGACGCTGCGCGGGACTCGCCATGGCTTACGCCTCCCCGCTTTTGTCTTCCGGAGCTGGCGCGTCCGGGGAAGTGAGCGCTTTCAGGGCGTTGACTACCGCCGCCGCAAAGACGTCTGCGCTCGCGGCTTCCGGGGTTTCGGCTTCGTCCTGCTCAAGAATCTCGATGTGTTCAATCAGACAGCCAGCGGCGTAATCTTCGATAACAAAATCGACCTTCACCTGCTCGTAGTTTTCCACCTGGTCAAGCTTCGGATTCTCGACGATATGGCGGCGATGGCCGTCCTCGTAGAGATAAATTGAGATGTTATCCAGCGTGGTAATAAAAATACTGTTTGCCGGGAAGAACGGCGCGCGCACCGCCTGCAACTGGCCGATGGTTTTCTGGCTGATAATCAGCTCACCGGCAAGCTGTTCGCTGTTCGCCTGGAATTTGTTAATCATCGGGAAATATTTATCGGTCAGGATACGACGGCCACAAATCACCACCATTTCCGGGTTTTCGCGATGAATCTCATCAATCAGGGATTCATGCACATCCATCACCAGCGCATCCAGGTTGGCGTAATGACCGCCTTTGGCTTTCGGGCCAATTTTGATGGTATCGGAAATGACCGTTCCGTCCTTATCGGTCACGTTCGACATCACACGCTCCGCCGCGTCGTTGCGGTACTTCTGCAACCAGCCGACCGCGACGTCCTGCAACATCGGGTTTTCGGTGCGGTTTGAGGTAGCGGCACGACTTACGCCGTTAAAACCAATGGTGATGTAGTCCAGCGACTGGCGCTTGACGATAGCGTTACGAATTCGGATCTGGAAGTCCTGAAAACGCGCCCACAAATCCAGTTTGTTGTATTTCAGGTGATAGTCAAAGTTGACCGGCTTGCAGAAATAGCGGAAAGCATCAAGCTTCGCAAAATCGGCGGTTTTACGCTCGACGCCGTTGTCGGTATCCGCCGTGCTGGCAATGGAGCCGGTCACATCAATGCCGACTTTTTCCTCCGTCAGCTCCTGCACCACAATCATATTGATTTGTTTCAGGAAGGATGAGGACTGCTGGATTTTGTCAAAAAGCTTTTGCGTCACCGACGGCTCGACGCTGAATTTCTTGTTCAGGTCGCTGACATCGACACCGTTCAGTTCGGCGATACGGCTCAGGTATTTGTTAAATTCAAAGCGGGTTTCTTTACGCATTATTCGTAGTTTCCTGTTCAGTCGTTATGGGCCAGTGGGGTAATCAGCAGTCGGTCAGACTCGTCTCGTCACCTTCCCCGCCGGTGCTCTTCTGGCGGCGCGAATAGGTCTGGTTTTCTGTTTTATCCAGCGTGGTTTTGAGCGAGCTCAGTTCGGTCTGACTTTCGCCAATGCTGGCCGTCAGGTTCTGGAGGGATAATTCCACCGCCGCGAGACGTTGCTCAGTGGCGTCATGGTTGGCCTGTACCTGCTCGGTGACGACCGTCACCGCTTCATGCACATCACTAAAGCGCGCATCGTCATCAGCCTGTTTACGGCTGAAAATACCTTTGACGGTGTCGGTCAGTTTGGTGAACAGGGTGTCGGACTGGTCTTCGAAAACCAGTTCGGCGAGCGTGGCAACCGAGAACAAATCCTCCGGGCGCTCTTTGCGACCGGCGAGCGGGTTAGTCTGGGCGCGTGAGCAGAATTCGAGATATTCAGTACCGAGGCTTGCCGGATCATCGGTGACAGCGAGGCCTACCAGATAGCACTTACCGGAGTTGGAAAAATTCGGGCGAATTTCCATGGAGGTATACACTTTCTGACCCTTGCCAACCATGTCGACGAGGTTCTCCAGCGGGGCAATGCGGGCGAATAAAGCGAGTTTGCCGTTCAGCGCGGAGTCATCGGAAATCTTCTCGGCTTTCACCTCAGCCACATCACCATAACGACAGAAAGGGCTGTCAGGCATCAGGCCACGGATATGCTCCAGATTGATGCGCGCCCCGTAAACGCGGGCATCGTAGGTATCAGCCATTTCCTGAATATCAGCGCCGCTGATGACGCGACCGTCGCAGGTGTCACCCTCGACGCCGATGCGAAACCATTTAGAAACTTTCTTTGCCATTGTCGGTTGTCCTGATTTGGGGTTGTCTGAGATGCCTAGTTTCCCCACTCCCCCTCACCCCAGCCACCCGTTACAGAAGTGCAACCCCTGACACAACAGCACATTACGGCGCAACCAGCGCTGTTTCTTTAGCCTTGCCCTTACCCCATTAACGGCGAGGCATTCATGACCATCAGCACCGACACCTCCATTCTTAATGACCCACGACGACAGGCGGCACTGCTTTACTGGCAGGGCTTTTCCGTGCCGCAAATCGCGGAAATGCTCAATACCAAACGCCCCACGGTGCAGAGCTGGAAGCAGCGCGACCATTGGGAAGAAACCGCCCCGATAAGCCGGGTTGAAAACACACTGGAAGCAAGGCTGATTCAGCTCTATGCAAAGCCCGATCTGACCGCGCACGACTTCAAGGTCGCTGACTTTTTGTCACGACAGATGGAGCGTTTAGCCAGGGTGAACCGCTACGGCCAGACGGGTAACGAGGCCGACTTAAATCCGAATGTGGCGAACCGCAACAAGGGGGAGCGTAAGAAGCCGAAAAAGAATTTTTTCAGCGACGAGGCTGTCGAAAAGCTAGAGGAGATTTTTTTCGCGGAATCCTTCGAATATCAGCTCGGCTGGCACAAGGCCGGGCTTGAGCACCGTATCCGCAACATCCTTAAATCCCGCCAGATTGGCGCGACGTTTTATTTCTCCCGCGAATCACTGCTGCAAGCCCTGAAAACCGGCCATAACCAGATTTTCCTCTCGGCAAGTAAGACACAAGCCTATGTGTTCCGCGAGTACATCATCCAGTTCGCGCGCCTGGTCGATGTTGACCTCACCGGCGACCCGATTGTCATTGGCAACAACGGGGCAAAACTGATTTTTCTCGGCACCAACTCCAACACCGCGCAGAGCCATAACGGCGACCTGCTGGTCGACGAGATTTTCTGGATACCGAATTTTCAGAAGCTGCGCAAAGTCGCCTCGGGCATGGCCTCACAACAACATCTGCGTTCGACCTACTTCTCCACCCCGTCGACGCTGGCGCATGGCGCGTATCCGTTCTGGTCAGGTGAGCTGTTTAACAAAGGGCGAGCAGATAAAAGCGAGTGTGTGGATCTGGATATCAGCCATGCAGCACTGAAAAACGGTATGGCCTGCGCAGACGGTCAGTGGCGGCAGATTGTGAACATTGAGGATGCCCTCGCCGGAGGTTGTGACCTGTTTAATCTCGACACGCTGAAACGCGAAAACAGCGCCGACGATTTCCGCAATTTATTCATGTGCGAATTTGTCGACGATAAAGCCTCGGTATTCCCGTTCGAGGAGCTGCAACGCTGCATGGTTGACAGTATGGAAGCCTGGGCGGATGACTGGCAGCCGTTCGCCACGCGCCCGTTTGGCTATCGCCCGGTGTGGATGGGTTATGACCCGTCACACACCGGCGACAGCGCCGGGTGCGTGGTGCTGGCCCCACCAGTCGTCGCCGGGGGCAAGTTCCGCATTCTGGAGCGCCACCAGTGGAAAGGCATGGATTTTGCGACGCAGGCCGAGTCCATCAAAAAGCTGACCGAAAAATATCACGTCGAATACATCGGCATCGATGCGACCGGCATCGGCCAGGGTGTGTACCAGCTCGTGCGCAGCTTCTACCCGGCAGCGCGTGAAATCCGCTACAGCCCGGAGGTGAAAACAGCAATGGTGCTGAAAGCCAAAGACACGATTGCACGCGGCTGCCTGGAGTATGACGTGAGTTATACCGACATCACCGCCTCGTTTATGGCTATCCGTAAAACCATGACCAGCAGTGGCCGCAGCGCCACCTATGACGCCAGTCGCAGCGAGGAAGCCAGTCACGCCGATGTCGCGTGGGCAACCATGCACGCCCTGTTAAATGAGCCGCTGACCGCAGGCAGTGGCAACGCCCCGAAATCTATTCTGGAGTTTAATTAATGGCTAAGAACAAGAAGAAATATCAGACAAAAACCGCAGAACAAATGGCACCGGCAGCTCCCCAAAAAATGGAGGCGTTTACCTTTGGCGAGCCGTCACCCGTACTGGATCGGCGTGACATTCTGGATTATGCGGAGTGCGTCGCCAATGGTGACTGGTACGAGCCGCCGGTCAGTTTTACGGGGCTGGCGAAAACGCTGCGCGCCGCTGTGCATCACAGCTCACCGATTTACGTTAAGCGTAATATTCTCGCCTCAACGTTTATCCCGCACCCACTGCTTTCGCAGCAGGATTTCAGCCGCTTCGCGCTGGATTTTCTGGTGTTCGGGAATGCGTTTATTGAGAAGCGCTCAAGCGTGACCAACCGGCTGTTAAAACTGGAGACATCCCCGGCCAAGTACACCCGAAAAGGCGTTACCGAGGGGGCTTACTGGTTTGTGCAGTCGTTTACCACCCCGCATGAGTTTGCACCGGGCTCGGTGTTTCACCTGCTGGAGCCTGATATTAATCAGGAGATTTACGGTCTGCCGGAATACCTGAGCGCGCTTAACTCCGCTTGGCTTAATGAATCTGCGACGCTGTTCCGTCGTAAGTATTACCAGAACGGCGCGCATGCGGGTTATATCATGTACGTCACCGACGCCGCACAGAGCGGCACCGACGTCGACGAGCTGCGCAAGGCAATGCGCAGTTCAAAAGGCCTGGGGAATTTTAAGAATCTGTTTTTCTACGCGCCGAACGGCAAGCCCGACGGCATCAAGATTGTGCCGCTCAGCGAGGTGGCGACCAAAGACGATTTCTTTAACATCAAGAAAGCCAGCGCGGAGGACTTAATGAGCGCGCACCGCGTGCCGCCGCAGATGATGGGCATCATCCCCAACAATACCGGCGGGTTTGGCGACGTGGTGAAAGCTGCACAGGTGTTTGTACGTAATGAGCTGACGCCATTGCAGGAGCGATTTAAGGAGCTCAACGACTGGATCGGGATGGAGGTTATCCGCTTTAAACCTTACGAGCTCAGCCCGACAGAATAACCCACACACTCAGCCGCTCACGTAGCGGCTTTTTTACGCCCTCACCTCACGCCCTCAGAAGCCCCACACACCACGCTCACCGACAATCACACACAAGCGAAGCCGTACCACAGAAAACATTCTCATGACGCGCACAGAAGCTAAATAAATAAAATAAAAAGCACGCCAGCGCGCAATGCTATCCCCGCCACGCCTGCCCGCTTCATGGATCGCTTTTAATGCAGGTGCATTCTAGCCTGGAAACCTTGCTAAGGTTAGATTGGCCAGGATAAATTAGCAGTTCTAATTAGATGCAAATTCATGCAACGAGTGCATGCATTACATTATAAGGAACTATAATGGCCAAAAAACCATTGGAACACACTCCGAAAACAGAGCCAGAAAAAGCGGTATTGGATGCTGCAATTGTTGAACAGCAGAAAATTACTGACCATGAAATCAGGGAGTTTCCTCTAAGTGTTATCGTAGATAAATTCCAATCAGGATTGGAAGAAGATAAAGCGGAACTATATATCCCAGACTACCAAAGGGAGTTTGTTTGGAGTGACTATCAGAAATCAAGGTTCATTGAGTCACTGTTACTTAACCTACCAATCCCTTACATTTTTGTTGCAGACATTGGTGAAGGCGAGAATGAAGGAAGACTAGAAATAGTTGATGGTAGTCAGAGGGTTAGAACACTGCATCAATTCATCAATAATAAACTGACCCTGAGCAATCTTGAAAGATTAACATCAGCAAATGGGTTTAAATACTCTGATTTCAGCCCGCCAAGAAAAATGCGTTTTGACAGAAAAACAATTCGAATGATCGAACTCACAGACAAATGCGACGAAGAAACTCGTCGTGAAATATTTGATCGATTAAATACTGGCGGTATCGAACTTAATACAATGGAACAACGTCAGGGAAGTAATGATGGTCCATTCTTAGAATTTATTAATCATCTCGCAGCTAACGCAACATTCCAAGATATTTGCCCAATTGGTAATGTCAGAAGGCGTCGTGCCGAATACTCAGAATTAGTATTAAGATACTTTGCATATTCAGAATGTTATCTTGATTTTAAGAAAAGTGTAAAAGCCTTTTTAACTAACTACCTGAAAGGAAAGAATGAGAGTTTCGCGACCGTTGACACAGGAAGACTTGAGTCAGAATTTAATGCTATGTGCAACTTTGTCGCACAAAACTTCCCAGGTGGTTTCAGGAAAACCCCTACAGCTAATACGGTACCAAGAATACGCTTTGAAGCGATAGCTGTTGGAACCACATTGGCTTTGCGCGAACAACCTGCTTTAAATCCACCGAGTGTAGAGGAATGGATTGGCTCAATAGACTTCATTACTCATACACGATCTGATGCTAGTAACTCTCGGCCAAAAGTAAAATCCAGAATAGAATATGTGCGCGACAAACTCTTAGGTAACAACCCTCAGCCCATTAACGAACTTGATGAAGAAGAAGATAATGATGGCGAGGTAAATTAATGGCACAGATGACAAGCAGGTTATTGTTTGAAGAGAGAATGGAGGATATAGATGATTATCTTTCATTTGTCGAACTATTGATAAGTAAAAGACCAAACTTAGTTCATCAAGACGAGAACAATATTAATATCGCCCAAGAAATTGATCTAGATATTACCCATATATTGAAGGCCAATGCTTATATCATATTATACAATCTAATTGAAGCTACCATTTCTAACGCAATCGAAGATATACATACTGTATTTTATAATGATGTAAATTTATGTGTAGACACTGTAACTTTGAATTTAACAAAAATTGCATTCAAAAACATCGATACTAAAACAATGAGTGAAATTGATTTTAGCAATGACAATGTTTCTAAGACAATTTTTAAAACCTGGCTCACAGCACATAAGAAATTAGTTGATGCAAACAAAAACCCGCTTTTCTCTGGTAACGTAGATGCCAGAAAAATAAGAGAAGTAGCTGATAAATATGGATTTTCTTACGATACCGATGAAGAAAAAACCAGAAATGGAGCCACGCTTGTTTCCATCAAAACAGCTAGAAATAGTCTAGCCCATGGCTCTGAATCATTCAGAAGCAAGGGACAAAATGCATCAATAGATGAAATCATAAAAATGAAGGATGAAGTTTTTCATTATTTAAACTCCATCCTTAAAAACATTGAGGAATATTTAGACAATAAAGTTTATGTCAGGCTGGCTGCATCATGAATTTTAATATGTTCTACTAAAGAAATACCTATTGCTTTGCCTAAATTTACGGGGACAGCGTTACCAATCATTTTCCCAATAGTTTTCATTTTGATTGGGTCCCCTTTCTTCGCAAACTGATAATGCAATGGGAATGTTTGTAAAAGAGCAGCCTCACGTAAAGAAATGGCGCGAGCTTGAGTTGGATGACCAAAGCGCCCATTGCCAAATCCATAACATAACGTAGTTATAGTAGGGCTTGGTTTATTCCACTCCATTCTTCCATAAACACCGCCATAACCTTTACCTGATTCTTTTTGATGGCATGCAGCTAGCAAGTCTTTCGGCCAATCTCGCCATGTGCCACCCGGCTTAGATGAAATAATTCTTTTAAAATTAAGTTCGCTAAGTTTACTGGCTCGATGTAAAGGGTCTTTCTTATCAATTTCACCATGGTTTATTGCAGGCAAATGCTCAATCGCTTCTTGGACTGTTTTTGCAACAGTATTAAATTCTGGCGCAAATTGAATGGGACCAAATTTCGATGCAAGAAGAACATGTCTCAAGCGATTTTGCGGCACCCCATATTTAGTACAGTCGACCCTATCTGCCCAAACAGAATATCCATTCTCACGAAGATTATTTACGAAATCTTCATACACTTTATGTTTGGTGACATCTGGTACATTTTCCATTGTGATTAAATCAGGCTGGCACTCCGCAATCAATCTTGCAAACTCATAGAGAAGGGGCCATTTCTTATCTTCTGACTTATTAAGACCTTGTGTGTACTTAGAAAATGGTTGGCATGGTGCACACCCAGCAAGAACCTTTATATTTGCACCATCAAAAAGACCGTCAATTTCTTCCTTAGTCACTAGAGAGATATCTTTTTCAATGAAAAGTGCGTCATTATTACTCTCATAAGCAATCCTACATGCACTTTCTAAGTCGATACCTGCAACAACCTCTAAACCAGCCAGTTGTAAGCCATGAGTAAGGCCCCCAGCACCACAAAAAAGATCAACTACTTTTACAACCATTTTAGTCTCCGATTCATCTTCAAATGGAGTATAACTGGATCCTCGTAAAATCTCGAGCTATTTAGCATAGACGTATTCAGTTTCACTGTATGGGCTCACTTCATTTTTTTTCAGATGATTTTGCGCGAAAGAAAACCGAAAATGATTTATTTATCAAAATTTTATCTCTCGCTATTTCGGCAATCAAATTCAAGGCAATTTCACGATCCCTTTCCTGACAAGTACCTTCCGTTGTCAAACGTGCAATCAATTCCACCCGCTCAATCATGACCTGTTCACTCAATTCTCTATCCACACAACCTCCATCGTGAAACACTGTATATAAATACAGTATCACGAATTTACAAAATGTGTGAAAAAAAATCACGATGTAATACATTGTATGTACATGATAAAGATGCATATTAACGACGATTTTTCAGTGCCATATTTCCTAAATCAGCTACACGATTGACGATTTCCCGAGCTTTAGCATGATGTTTCCAGGCCTTTGCATGCCGTGATGGAGCAGCGGAAAATAACTCCCCCTTAGCTGTCCCTCTCATCCATTTACCATCAAAGCAACTTTTACCACCGGCCATCAGGTGCAACGCCTCGCCCCGACTTATGGTGATACCGGTTATCAGATGTATCTTGCCGATAGTTTTCGCAATGGCGGTGCATTGCTCATCCTTTCCGTGAATAAATTTACCCTGAGCTTCTGGTTTTTGCTTCCTGAGCCGGTTCGTCAGATCTCGTCTTTCACGCCGGCTCAGGGTTTTTGAAAAATCGAGTACCGGTAGATCATTTTCTCTCCCCGTACAGTTATTGACAGAACTCCGAGAGGGCGAAGGATCGCCCTTAACGTCAACGTCCAAATCAAGGGCGAGTTTTGGGACAATCTTCCACTGGATAAGACGGGTTAAAATCGGAGTGTCACTGCCCACAGCGGTATCAAACACACCTTTAATGCGTGTGCATTCTTCGCCGTATTCGTTGAGCGTTTCGGCTGGTTCATACCAGGTGCGCACCTGCAATTCATCACGGCGCACAAACGGGCCACCCTGTGCGTTGACGTATTCCGCCCACTGACCGGCATCAGCCGCATCATGTACTGCGGCAAACTCAATACTGAGCGCGTGAGCAGTTTCGGTATCAGCCATTTTTCGCAGCTCGCGGTAAACCGTCACCGGCGCACCGCCCACAAACTGAAACTGACGGATACGCCAGCGAGCAGCCCATGCTGCAACTGCTGGAGCCGTTTCTTTTAACAGCTCACCGCTTTCATCATCACGTTCGCCGTCCAGTGCAAAACCATCAATATTTTTACTGATGTATTTCGCCACATAGCCGGTGGCGCTGCCTTTTTCGGGGTCGATAGCTTCGGCGTGAAAGCGCGCTTTGCGGGCTTTATCGCTCACCAGCTCTGCGGCATCTTCCTGATGTGCATATTTCAGCATGACAGCACGCACGCGAGAGACATCCGCGGGACGCATGAATATCAGCATGTGCCAGTGTGGTGTGCCATCGTGATGAGGCTCTGCAACCCGGATACCAAAAATACGCAACTCAGCGCGGTGAAGTTTGGCGCGGATACGCGACCAGACTGAAGTTAAATAGCTTTGCGTATCTGAGGGGCTGGCACCGTTCCACTTGCTGTTGCGGTAGCCTGCTTTCGTTGTGGCGTGGTATTTCGACGGCGCGGTTAGGGTGTAAAACTCACCCACATAACCCAGTTCAGTTGAGATCTTTTCAAATCCGCTGATGCGCGTCATTAATTCGCCACGCCGGATGGCCGGATTAGCCACACTACCATCGTATTTATCGATAAGGCTGATGCGGTTTCCTTCCTCGTCCTCAAGATCCATGCCCTTGAGAAATTCACGGGTGCGCCGTCTTTGTTCGCGCCATTCCGCAACGCAGGATTTACTGGCATACGGCGTGTGTTTTTTACTGACATTGCCCAGAGCAATTTGCAGGTGTTCACGCCATTCAGAGGCGACACGGCGCAAGCGGCCACGCCACCATTTTTCATTGACCATTCGCAGCACGGCAGGACCAAGATCATCAAGTGAAACTAATTTAGTGGTGACGCGCTCCCACAGTGGCGGCTGGCATTTAAAATGACGGGCTAGCTGTGCCGCTCGTATGTAAATCGCGTGCAATATTTTTAGCCTGCTGACATCGCCGTCTATGGTTCCGATCTCGCCATTAATGTAATTGGCAATATCAGCGGCCAGCAGTTCGATATCGGCTTTGGACATATCCTGGAGACGGTTATATCTGGCGGTCAGGTTCACCAGTTTTGAGGCAAGAAAACGGATGTCCGGCGCATCAAAACGACCGCCAAATAATTGCTGTGAAAGGTGGCTGTCGATGCCGGTGATTTGATAAATACCGGCGACCAGCTCAAGCCGTGGCAATGCTCGCCTGACAAACGTCACGAGGTGAGCATTGGCTCGTTGAGCACCGAAGTTACGCTCTAAATAATCGACCCGACGATTAATATCGTAGCGCACACATTCTGGCTGCTTTGCCAGTGCATCACGCGCACGCAGCAACGCCGCAATCTCTCGATCACGGCGATGCTGTTCTTTATAGGTCAGATAGGGGCTGGCAATCGCCTGCCGTGCCGCGTTCCACGGCCAGGCGAAGTTAATGCGGTTCATATCGCATTCTTGTAGTGCTGGTTTTTCAGCTCTGCGATTTCCTGACAGGTAATGCAGTGCGTGACACCGGGCACCACAGCGCGACGAGCTTCGGGAATAGCAGCGTCACATTCTTCGCAAAAGAACGCACTGGCGGCACGTTGAGGCAGTGAGCGAACCTGTTTAATATTGCGAGCCAGTTCCTCATCCACGCGCTGTTGTACTAAATCCATTGCGTCGGCCATTAGTGCAGCTCCTGAGATTCATTTTCATAGCGAAGTGCTTCGCGGCGCAGCAGCTCGGCGGCTTCTTTCCCGTCCATACCCTCGCGGGTGATGTGAACCGCCAGCGCCTCCAGGCGCAATGAGACAGCCAGTGCACGGTCTTTACGTTCTTCGTTTTTTGCTTTATTCAGCAGAGAAACCAAAGCAGTGTTCTCAGTTTCAAAATTGCGGTTTTCGATGTTTCGCATATCTCTGTTTCCTGATTTTGGGCAAAAGAATGCCCGGCGGGTTTACGCCTGATTTTTGGGATGGATTATTTATTCAGCTAAATAGCAGTCGTGCTTTGAAAATCTTGCCGGGAGTAAACATCCCCACCGTGTAATTTCATTCATTGAACGAATAATCAATAAGCGGCGTGTTTGTTCGAAATATTCAAACGGCTTGCCGATTTCTTCAGGTTTAAATGATGACGGCTCAAGGCGGTTAGCCAGTGTCAGAACAACGAATTTAAAGTTGTTGTCGAGCTTATTAAAATTGCGCAGCGCCGTGTTATTGGTGGCTTTTAATTGCTGACGAAAACGTGCGAGACATTCATCACCGCTCATTTTTAACGGGCCATCAATCCGCGCATGTATTAAGTACACATTGTTAAACGTCGCTTGTGGTGCCTTTACGGATTCAGCCAGAGCAGCACTTTTCATTTAGTCCTCCAGTGCTTAATCAGCTTGGTAACGAGTGATGACTTGCGAGTACTCAGCCCATTTAACAATGCAGACTGGTCACGGCTCGGGTGCCAGCGATGGTTGTTATCACCCATGATCCAACCGTGACCGTAGCTCATCGACGGACTTTGACGTTTCAGTAATGAAGCGAATGACGGTTCCATATGCATCACCTCAAATTAATCCAAATGACGCACCGATACCGCTCATGGTATCGACCACGCTCGACATTGCGGGGTTGGCCTGGAGTCGTGCCTGTAATGCCAACGCAGAGAGTGACAACATGCGAATACCAGCGTTAACACTCTCAATCATGTTGTGCTTATGCTCGGGAGTAAGGCGTTCAGTGGATACTGCACCATTCGCCAGTTCCCCTAATTCACTCATGGCTCGCATGACATAGAGCTGCAATTTATCTTTCGCTAACTCGTTAACTGGCACACACGGCAGACAATGAATCTGCGCCAGAAAGCCATCAACGAGAGTTGAGTCTTCCGTCAGGTCGGTCAGTAGCCATAATTCTGGCGATGTAAATTGGTGTGGTTGCTCGGGGTTGAGCTTGTTGCGTAACGTCTGGACATTCATACCCGCACGCTCAGCCAGCTTCGCTATGTTATGACGATGCGCGAAAGCTCTGCATGCTTCGTCATAGTGGGGATGTTTGGAAACCTGAAAATCAAACATGATTCGCCTCTAGCTAATCGATAGGATGATTTACGCGTTAAGCGAAATGTCACATTCGCTTAATGCCTGAATGGTAAGCGCGGCCATGTTGATTTCAACTAGCCCTTTTTTCTGCTTTCCTTTTGGCTTTATTGGTAATTTCCCGTATTCAATCAGGTTTCTAGCGGTTTCTTTGTTGGTGCCAGTGCGGCGGCAATACTCATCCAGGGGCAAGTATGGCTCTGGGATGATGATTGTAATGTTGGGACGCATAGTGCAAACTCCGTCAGTTAACCTGTACGGCAATACAGGGTTATATAAGGCTACATTCAAACTACGGAGCAAGGTTAATTAGATAATATCTAAGTGTCAATATGATTTAGAAAAAACCTAATAACCTTGAATATGAAATGGCACGATTCCGAATTGACCCTGATACAGACAGCGCACCAGTGCTGGATAGAGTTATAGAGGCATATGGCTTCACGCAAAAAATGCAACTCGCTGAACTTCTTGATATTGCTGCAAGCTCACTATCTTCACGCTACAAACGTGGCGGGCTTCCTGCCGACATCATGATCAAGTGCATGGCCGAAACAGGTGTTAATCTTGAATGGTTGGCAACTGGGCGAGGCCCGAAGTTTGATGATGAAGAATTAGATATTATCAAAATCCCACGTCATAAGATCGTTGATGGCCAACTTTATGATTCTGGAATTCTGATGCTTGATAAAGTCACCTTCCTGCCGGGTAAGCCTCAACCACAACAGCCAATGTGCGTTATCAATGGCCTTATCCAGTACATCGTAGATCAGCATTTCACGGAAGTTTACGACGACGAATGGCTGGTCAACATCGAAGGTAAAATCAGTATTCGTACTCTCACCCGCATTCCAGTTAAGAAAGTAAGAGTAAGTGGTGTAGGAATGGCTTTCGATTGCGAGATTGATGACATCACGGTAATTGGCCGTATAGTTTTGACAATACGTTAGGTCTTAAATGCCAGTTAGAAAACTTTCAGATGGCCAATGGGTCGCAGATTTTTACACTGTGGACCGTAGCAACGGCAAAGATGGCAAGCGCATCCGCAAGAAGTTCTCCACCAAAGGAGAAGCGCTTGCTTTCGAAAACTATACGCTGCAAAAAATTGATGATTCCCCTTGGCTTGGAGAAGGCAAAGACATTCGTCGCTTGTCTGATTTAGTTCATCTCTGGTTTGATCGTCATGGCATCACTTTAAATGATGGTGAGAAGCGCAAAAGTTCAATGCTTTGGGCTGCGGAGTGTATGGGGTCACCACTGGCTACAGAATTTAACGCCCAGCTATTCACTGCTTATAGAGCCAAAAGACTTGAAGGTGAATTTGCCAGGACTAAACGCGTATCGAAAGTATCCCCTCGAACCCTTAATCTTGAACATGCTTATTTTCTCGCTGTATTCAATGAGCTGAAAAGATTGGGAGAATGGAAAGCTCCAAATCCTTTAGAAAACGTCCGGCAGTTTAGAACTGACGAAAGTGAGATGGCGTATCTAACAGGTGAACAGATAGACGCTCTTTTACTGGAATGCCGAAACAGCAGCGCTAAAGATCTCGAAATGATAGTTAAAGTTTGCCTAGCTACTGGCGCACGTTGGAGTGAAGCCGAAAACTTAAAGCGTTCCCAGATATCCGCGAACAAAGTGACATTTATAAAAACTAAAGGTAAACGTAACCGTACAATCCCTTTGGCTCCTGAACTAATTGATGAATTACCCAAGAAGAATGGGGCGCTTTTTACACCATGCTATTATGCATTTAGAAATGCACTAGGGCGTGCTGAGATTGAACTTCCCCCAGGACAACTAACCCACGTACTGCGCCATTCGTTTGCCTCTCATTTTATGATGAATGGAGGAAATATATTGGTTTTACAGCGGATATTAGGTCATACGGATATAAAGATGACCATGCGTTATGCACACTTTGCCCCTAGCCATTTAGAAGAAGCTTTAGAATTCAACCCTCTTAGAAAAGAAATCAATAATGGATAA